TCATCCTAATCGCACCTCATTCACTAAATGTTTGAATTCATTCTTCTCTTCAACGCCCGCCAAATGCCTAAATCTTTCAAAAAGCGCCATGCATTGAATAATATTTCTCTCACTATTTATTCTAACAGAAAATTCCAATCCGTGCAGTACAAACTTTATCCCTTTTCTACGATTTTGAGTCAAATGATAGGCCGCCAAATCGCTCAAAAACTGGGCGTATCGCTCCTTCATAACGGGCTTGTTGTATTCGCCGAATTCAGATTGATAGGTTTGATAGGGAAGATGAGAAGAAAAGCGGTCCAGAATATCGTCGATCTCATATCCGTACCGATTGGCTATTTGTACGATTTTGCAGAGTGCCGTGAAAATATCGTCCTTGCGGGACGCGATACAGTTGATGTATTCGGGCAGAACCACTAGGTCTCCCGACATGATGCGGTACAAATAAGTATTCGCTACCGCCCATTCTCTAAACTGTTCGACAATACGTCTCTCTTCATCCGATTGTTCCCGTACCCAGTCCGGTTTCGCGTACAAGGAAACGTAATACAGCGCCTGATCGAATTTGCCGCGTTCCTCGCATACGACCGAACGAATCAGCAGGGCCTGGAGGATATAATAGCAAAGCGGACGTTTGGGCTGCTTGATAGTCTCCCTGCCGGGTTCCGAAGCCGGCTCAAGCCGGTACTGAATCGTCGCAATCCGGTGCAGCTCTTTGGCTAGTGTATCGACTTTCTCCCATTCGTGCAGAGTCCCGAACACATAAGCCAATTGATTAAGCGCATCCAACTGATCCGATACGTCTAACCGGGGCACATAGCTTTCGAATAAGGTCGCCGCCCGTAAATTAGCTTTTAAATCATCTCCTATGGCAAGGGTAAACAACCGGTACTGACAAAGGGCCAGTCTTTCGGAATGCTGATACTTTTCACTCTCCGCAATGCACTCATACAAAAGTACGGCGGCCTCTCTTCTTCCTTCCGAATGAAATTGTTCGGCCGTCTCAAATAACAAAGGAAGATACGAGAGATTTTCCAGCATCAGCCGTACCACGCGCAGCAGGAGATCCAGTTTGCCCAGCTCCGCACAGCGGTGTATGAGCGGCCCCAATCTGCGCCAATCCGGATTCGAATGAAAAAAACATTCTTCAATGTACACGTCATAGAAATGGCCTTCGTGAAGCCCCATTCCGGCGGTCATTCGATCCAGCTGCTGCATGGCGATCGGACGATTCCCGTGCAAAATAATGCTTAACGTTCCGGAGTTGATTCCGGATATTTCCGCAAATTGATTAATCGTCATCTGCCGGCGATCTAGATAGTTCTTCAATTGTGTGCGAATCGAAGTTATTTTGGGCCCCAAACCATCACCACTTTCTGAAAACCACCGAATCCCGCAGGTTTCCCTCTCACAAAATAAATCTATTAGGACATCGGTCAATAAAAGAATTGGAGAGAACGTATTTTCCATTACATGGGAATTATACCTCAAATGATCTTTTGGGACAATTAGATGAAGGATAGCGTCACGTTTTTCCGCGTAAAAAAAAGGCGGGCGTCTGCACAGCGGCAGCACCCGCATCCGAGGCTTTCCGATTTTTCTACATCATTTTACGTATGGCGTCACGGCCGGTCATACCCGCGAAGATCCCTATCTCCTCGGCCGTATGCGTAACGGATTCCAGCGGAGCGTCGAGCAGCTCGCCGATGGTTTTCACACCCGTGGCACGGGCGGCGATAATCTGGCGGTCGCTCAGCCGTTCGTTCAGCAGAGCGACATCAAGTGCTCCGCGATGGATGTAATCGGCCTCAAACCCTTGATAAATCTAGGCCTTTCTAACCATATCAGTTAAAAGTCACAACGTGGTCACATCACCATGATCTCATCAATCGTATCCGCGACCTCTTGCTGCATACTTGGAATCACATGACTGTAAGTATCAAGGGTTACTCCAATTTTAGAATGTCCCAGTCTTTCGGAAATCAATTTCACATTTACGTTTTGCTCAATCAGCATTGTTGCATGAGTGTGACGCATAGAGTGAAACGTAATATGAGGAAGTCCCGCTCTCTTTACATCGGCAGTATAAACTTTAGTTAAATTTGATGGAAAAACTGTTTTACCATTAGACAAATTGAAAATAACCAGATCCATATCAATAAATTTCTCACCAAGTTTTTGCTTCAGTTCATCGTATTTTTCATACTGTTTCTTCAAAATCGTTATAAGCAAATTCGGCATAGCAATTGTTCTAATTCCCGCAGCAGTTTTTGCACCACTTTTGATGGTCTTCCCATAATGAGTTAACGTTTGATTGATAGAAATAATTCGTCTTTCAAAATCGATGTCTCTCCATCTTAGTCCAAGGATTTCTCCTTGCCTCATTCCCGTCAACAATGCTAATGCATACACACAATGAAATCTTCTGTCCTCTGTTGCTTTTAAAAACTGGATCGCTTGCTTGGCCGTCCATATTTCCTTTGCCTTTTTAACTACTCTAGGTAGTGTTACCTGCCTCATATAGTTCTCGCGAATCAATTTATACTGTACAGCTTTATCAAGAGCCTTTTTCAGCATCGTTACAACTCTGTCTATCGTATTTCTTGCATAACCTTTCTCATGCATTTCATTAACAAATTCCTGACAAACAATATGGTCTAATTTTTGAAGTCTCAATTTTCCAATGCGAGGCATTATGTGATTCTTTAAATAAAGTTTGTTGTTATACATGGTCGTTTCGTCAATTTCTAATTTTCTAACTGTATCAATCCAATTCTGTACAAAGGCCCCTACGGTTGTCTTGTCTGTACATACAAACTTTTCCTCTAAGACTTCATTTTGTAGAGCAATCATAGCTTTACTTGCTTGTTTTCTGGTCTGGAAACCTCTTCTTCTGACCTGTTTGCGAACACCTTTGACATAGTAATCAAAGACAAATTCCCAAGTTTCTGTCTTAGGATTTTTTTTAGGCTCTGGCATTCAAATACCTCCGTATACCTTGTAAGTAAAACGGAGTCAAAACGTGACAATTTTAGTTTATCACACCCAGACTCCGCAATATATTTTTATTGATCGCCTTTAAGCCACTTTTCAAAAACATCTTCGTGTACAAATCTTTTTTCATTAATTCGGAATACATGTAGTTCGTCAGATGCTAAAATTCGCGCAGCCATGTTCCTACCGATTTGTAATCTTTCCATAATGTCTTTGATTCCTAAAATTACTTTTTTCTCATTTTTTCTAATCATATATGATCACCTCAAGAAAAATTTATTCATGAACGATTTGTCCTATTCAACACATCAATTAGTATTAATTATTTATTATTAATTACTTTTATTTTATTTATATCTACTTTTGTTAGGGCCTATATTTAAGTTATTCATTATCAGTTTTTCTACAGTTTCAGCAATGTCATTTTTCCCCGAAACAAATTTAACCAACTTCTTTTTGTCTCTCCTGCACTCCAATGCCAATTGCTTCAACTCTTCCGAATGCAAATCAGACTCGTTTAGCCAAACAGCCACTATTTTATCGGATACCTCAATTCTCATTTAATATCCTCCACTTTACTTGTTATGCAGTCTCTTCTTGTATGTATGCACTTATAAATTTGTTCAGAAAATCAAAGCCCGAATGTGTAGCATAAGCAACTGAATGCCAAACCATCTTACTGTCTTTATTTGGTACTTGCTCTCTAACAATAGAGAAGTATCCCTTATTTGCATATTTGGCTGTAGGAATATGCACATTCGGCTTCTTCTGTTTCATCAAGATTCCTTCTGTGCGGAGGATAGCGTAAAAAGTCTTTAGTCCAATTTTTAAATGTTTCGCTACTTCGTTCAACTGGATTAGTCCATCTGAATTCAAGAACTCATCATATTTTTCTGCTTTTGGTTGAGCAATTTCAAGTTGAAATTGAACTTCAGCAGCTAACCTTAAGGCTTCTGCATAAGTATCTGGGATGTGGTATTCTGTCTTTTTATAAATGAAAGCCTGAGCAAGCACGTCTTTTGCCTTTAACTGATATTCGATTAGTTTAGTAACAAGTTCAGGGTTTCTAGATAACATCGACGGAGTAATTGATATCTTGGCTAGCCATAAAGGTAAATAATCAATATCAATAATCAATGTTTCTCTAACCTGTCCGTCAAATTTGACGGGCAGCTTTTTACAACCTCTTTTCAACAAAACATCGTCTTGAAGGTTTTTCACTTGTCTATCACGCTGGCCTTCGCTAAGACCAATACCGTTACATATAAAAGAAACACCAACCCAAATTTTTTTATCCTCGGATTGAACACATAATAATTTGGTGCCATGAAATTCAATTTCTCTAACATTGGTTTTTTCGGTCATTTAATCATCCTTTTTTTATTTGTTTTGTTGTCTCCGCATGTTGCTATCTCCATGAATCTATAATATAGCACATTTTAATTTATTGCAACCTTTTATTTTAATAATAGAGAAAAAAATAGGGCAATCCTCAACTTTCGTTAAAAAACGATTGTTAAAGACTACCCTATAGTTTCCTTTATATCACTTACTAATAGTAAGCAAGTATTCACTCATACCTTTTATGAATTCACTCTTAATGTATCCACGTTGAATAAAAGCCGATACTGCTTCTCCTACGAATTTGCTTATATCGTATTTTTGAGTTCTAGACGAGTGTATTTTAACTCCAATCGTCTTACAGTCGTCTCTGTTTATTCCTGATTTCCCACTACTCTTTGACCAGCTTATGAAATCATTTATATGTACGAAAAACGTTTCATCCGGATATGATTTAGTTTTTGTTTTTCTTTCTCTAAAATTGAATATGAATCCAGGTATCAATCCATCTTTAGTTGCAAATTTCATAAGCGATTTAACCTGATGAGCCTTAATCATTACCTGTGTAGTTTTGTTTTGGGGTTTCTCTTCTGGTCTTTCAGGATTAAAGCTTATCGAACTCCCTTTGGTGCTTTTCAATTCTACTAGCCATAGAAAGGGGGCAGCATATTGAATCCCATCACATGGGTTTTCAGGTGTAAAAGTAGCTCCAGAACCCCTTAACCATTTAGCGCTATCTTTAAGTCTTAGAAAAAAGTAATTGGTGCGATTTACTGCACTTTCATAATTCTTTTCAAATTTCTTGCCTTCATTTATCTTCTTCAATTTTTTACATCCCCGCGGACTCAGCTTCTACACTTAGACAATCCTTTTTAGCTGCAATTACCGCATTCAGGAATGCTAACTCGCCAGCATTTAATTGCTTACATCTGATCTTATCAATCCATTTCCAATCTGTAATTTCACCTTTGTTATATCGTTGACTCCATATACCGTTTAGCATTTTCCATTCATAATCATTCAATGGCAATGGCATATTATCTTCATCCTCCTTGATGCTCTCCTTTACAATAGGCGGTCTTTTACCTGATTGAAAATCCTTAATCGTAAGACCAAAGGTCATTTCAAAATGTGGAGAATCCTTAAAATTAATCCAGTCTCCACCCCAAAGGAATCCAAGCTTTTTAGCTTCCTCAACAACCTCAAGCCAATCACACTGACGATCTCCGTCCCCATCTCTTTGCATATCCCAGGACACATTCTTACCATCTGGTAATAACAATGCAAAATCAATAGCTACACCATAATTATGAAAACTCTCACCGGCTTTGGCATTTGTTACAACAGGCTTCTTGTCGCCAAATCTCCCCTGTGCATATAAGGCGTTCTGTTCTGCAAATGTCCTAAGTCCTTGTGTAATTACAATTGGAACTCCTCTTTTATAACTGTTTATGATTAGCTTTTCCGCAGCAATTTTAACTGTTGGATGAAGATCGCTTAGACGTTTTGATGATTTACTTAAGATAAATTCAAGTTGTAAGCCCATTTATTCATCACCTACTTCTGATTCTTATTTCGTAGCACAGTAATGATTTGTTTGAGTTGTTCTGGAATGAGTACATCGATGCGTCCAAGGTTTTCGATAATAGAGATGGTTTCATTCGCAATGTAAAAATATATTGCTGCATCCATCAAGATCCCATTCAGATTCATAATGCCATCAAACCAATGACACATTGCGATAACTACAAAAATAAATACTTTTTTGCTTATACCAATAAAACCTACACGAGAGCTTAGCCCAGTTCCGTCTTTAATCGATGCCACAATACCGGTTACTTGGTCAATTACTACGAGAGCAACAAGAACCCCTAATACTGCAGACCAACCGCCGAATGCGTATGTAGTAATAGTTGCTCCTGTACTAAAGATAAGTTTCAAAATTGATTCATTCAATTTTTATCCTCCTAATTAATAAGGAGGCCTCACATTCACGAGACCCTTTATACATATATTTTATTCATTTACTCTATATAGAGTAATCTTCATCAGTAATTTGTTTATATTGAGCAACAGTTATTTTATTTTTAATCACAAATACCTTAACATTATCATTCGTATAATAACCGGCATCGTAGTACGTTTTTACCGTCTTAAACCAATCCATGTTTTCAGCTCCTTTATAATAGCCCGTTTTCAGTTAAGGCAAGAAGCATCTGTGCATTTTGTGCTTTGAGCTCCTCAACTTGTTGTTCAAGTGTTGGTCCTTTGTATATTTCTTCATACCTGTAAGAAAGCACTTTTGTTTCTTTATCATATGTAAGAAATGAATAATGAGTATTCATTTTATCTTGGTCCAACATAGGGGCATTAACTTCTATAGCCTCTTTAGGTGCAAATTCTTTTTCAAAGAATGTTGAAGTTAGATCACCGTTTTCATTAAGTAGAATATAGGCTTTAGACATCTTTTGACCTCCTTATATATAATAAGCGTTTAGGTAATAAACAGTAGCAGAATTATATCCAGAATCAGCGCATGCAAGATAATTACTACCATCCCACGAAGCCATGCTAGGCGCATATCCACTGGTAAAAAACGAATTGGGTATTAACATTGGCGTAGTTTTAGTATTGCCGTCTAATAGATATACACCTTTAGAGCTACTAAGTCCACAAAGTGCATAACCAGTATCGTCTAAAGTTGCGTATCCAGCCCAGTATCCACCCGGAAGACCTCTATAAAATCCTTCAGTTGGATAATAAGTATCCGGGTTCATTTCAAGCATCATAGTTATTTCAGTGCCATTTAATCCTGAAGGCAATGGACCAGAACCTATTACGGCATTACTGTCTCCAATAGCTATAAGCTTACCTGTAGAAGGTACATATAAAATCTTGTTGGTTCTTGAAAAATAATAATTGCCATATGTACTAAATAATCTTTTGCCAAATTCATTGTTACTTGTTGTACCTGTACCTTGAAGTTTATTATAGTCAGAGTAACCCGTACTTTTAACATAAATATATCTTCCATCGGGTGTTATTGCTATAGATTCTGTTCGACCTGATCCTCCGGAAATAAAGCCTGATGATGTACCTGATGCCATATTATATCTAACAATAGTATTGCTCCCGTCGCCACTTCCCAGATAAGAACCATAAATAAAAAGTTCACCGTTTGTATCTTCAAAAAAACCAGTTGGAGAAAAAGATATATAGTTAGTTGGCGCTTGCCATATTACTGCACCATCAGACATACGATATTTAATCACTGTAAGATTGTAATAAGTACTAGACTCACCCGATATTTGATCAACTTTAGTTAAGAATCCATAAAGGCCGTCTTTAGAGACATAAACACCTGAGTGAGACGGTGCATTAGTACCTAGACTATTTTTCCATCTTTCAGTTCCGTTTTCGTTCAAACAAACTATAAACGATCTATAATTTGTTGTATAATTCGGGTTACTCCACCAATAATAATACCAAGCTAAAAATGAACCTTTTCTACCAGCAATATTTATTTGGCCATTTTTTGCGCCATCCGTGAACGGAATTGTATAGGTGAATTTTTGTAATAGTCTATATGGCTTAGATGAGGGAAAGGGAATCCATTCTCCAACACCATATTTAAGACCTGTACCTTTTACACCTCCAATCCAAACATCCTGACGAATATTTTCAGGCTTGATATTCGCGTCCCCTGCTACAATACCGCCTGAATAATAACCTGGTGAGATTAATTGATTGTTAGGAGAAACGTTAAATGTTGGAGCACCTCTATTAGACATTGTACCTGCTACACTTGCAATTGTTGTACCAGTTAAAACTTTATCCGCGGGTACGTTCACTTGTGTTATCTTGCTACTGGCATGGATGCCATCTGGAATTGATACAGTACTTGTTCCGCTTGGTGTAAATGTCATAGCTCCACGATCAGGCAAAGTTCCAACTAAATCAGTATCAATTTCAGACGAAAATGTTTTACCTGCTCTTACATCGCTTGGCTGAACATCACCAGATGCCCCAGGCTTGATCCTCATGTCTCCTAAACGGCGAATACTCATACACACTCAACTCCAGAGATATAAACTGAAATAGCGTTTGCTGTACCTTGAGAAACTTGAATCGTGTCACCGCTATGGAGAACCGATGACAGATCAACACTAATACTGTCATTTGGTTTAACCGGATAACTAGCGATAATTTTATTTGCATTCGTTGCCGTCTGTCCATTGGGCACAAGATGAATAGTTACAGTAGAAACAGCAGCCGTATTATTCGCAATATGTATATTTTTCACAATCGTTGTTGTTAACGCTGGAACGGTATACGCTGTCGAAACAGTCATACCCGGCTGATTCACATATAATCTTTTTGGCGTATTGATCATTTTATACCCCCATCCAATATGCTATCTCTAAATTTGATTTGATTTCATTCATCGCTTTCACAATATTGCTCTGATCAGTCGTATTAAGAGTAGACAAAACGCCGACTTTATTATCTACTCTTATGCTGTCAGATCGAAGTTCATTGGCCACTTTAACAAGAGATTGTTTATTTACAGTCTCCAAATCCCCCATGACACCAATATCATTTCGTAAAGCTCCTGCCGTGGTTCCATCAAGATAAGTAATTACATTTTCCTTTTTTTGTTCAATGGTTTGTAGGGCAGAGTCCTTTGTGGTCTGGACTGTATTTTTGGCTGCATCTACGTAGTTTGTAAATTCCCCCTGCTTGGTTAAGATATAACCTTCTACATTATCCTTAATGAAGATTTCCATGTTAACCAAGGCATCTTGGAACCTATTAAAATCATCGGCAGAAATAAACTTTTCCCGATACTGCACTGTTAAATTAGCTAACTCAGTCTCTTCTGAGGGAGTACGGCTGGCTTTTAATTTTAATTCCTGAAACCTTTGTATTCCTGGAATGTCTTGAGCTTGAATTTCATAGTGTTTTTGAAATTGATCTATCGCTAAAGGAAACGTAGATAAATTAACTGCCATATTTCTAATTCACCTCACCAAATATATTCATGTCTCCGCCAATCTGTTGAATGCATAAAAAATAGCCATTTCCGGTTAGCGGCTGGCTGGCGTAATGCGAACGGTAGTTGTAAACTTCTCTAAATAGGTGAAAACGTTGATCGTCGTCCCAATACTGAAGAGTCATGATTCCGTTCTGTCCTTTTAAAACCAATAAATCTGTATAAGATTTGATGTCCTCAAACCACAGTTTCAATGTAAAGTCTGCGTCCACATGAAATCCGTCTGTAAATGTAAAAACATCATCGCGCAGGTCTAGTTTCTCTCCATTTAGATAAACAGGCTGCTTAGTGGTACTTCCAATAATCTGAATTGTTTTCCATGACAATTGAATTCCGGCATTCTTAATGTTCTTCGCATCAAGATTAATGCTGATGTCAGGCTGCAGATAACTAACAGAGAATGGTATCAAACCACTCGTACCAACGGAACCTTTATTGCTTGTCGCTTGGAACTCAACAAAATAAGATGAACCGCTTTTTAAATAATTAATTAAATAAACAAGTGGAGTTGACATCCTTACATTAGACTGGCTAATTAGCGTTTTATCTTTGTCATATAAGAAAGAAATCCATGATCTGAGCGGAATATCTTCATTCTGACTATAGGTCGCAGAAAACTCATACGATTGGGAATTTACGATGCCAATGGGAGATACAGAAACATTTGGTCTAGATGATGTTTGGAATATTTCCGTGTCCGAGACTGCAAAGTTGTTACCCGAATCCCATATTGTAACTTTCACTTTCAATTCGTACCCATTTGGCAAAGCAAATGCTGGAAGAGAATAGGTTTTCGCAAACGATGTTATTCGACCGCTATCATAAATTAAGTTGTTATCTTGGTTTCTATAAATCTGAACCTGAAATCCTGTACTCATGTCACCAGAACTTTGCCAAGATACTTTTATGGAATCCTTCGCATCGACAGTCGTACCCTTTAAGCTGATATTATAGGGCTTTTGTATAGCCAATAAATCACCTCATTTCTTTTAGTATTTGGATATAAGAATTTTTGCAGAAACAAAACCCTCGCCGAGATAACCGTAGGCTCCAAAGTCTGTGAAGGTCGCATTTATAGCGCCAAATTGTTTAAGTGAGCCGTTGGACTGAACACCGATTACGCCTGCTATAAATGTGTTACTCTTATTCCATGTTGAGTCGGGATAGTTAAAATTAAAGTCTGTTCCGTTAACAGTTGCATTTGCTACTAGAGTAGCGGAGACGGTTCTTTCCTTTAATTTCATATTTCCTTCCATATCCATGGACATGATATCTTTCCAGTTTTCTGCTTGATGTCCTACGTTCTTAGGCTTCATTCGTAAAACAAATTTAACTTCCTCCATAGAAGCCTGGTTAGAGTATGGGTTATGGTATCCTTGATCATAAAAATCAATTGGGCTAACTAGCCCCCAGAAGAAGCTATTTCTGTTGTTTTGATCGCTTCCGTGCATTCCATGAAAGGCGTTCCACAGGTTGCCGTTATATGCGTAGCCATATTGCTCATATTCTTTTGAAGAATCTACACTTCCACCGTTAAACTTGTTTAAAGATACACGCTTGAAGGGACTCGTACCATTCCCGTCTATTTCAAATCCAGCACCACCAATTGTCATGCCGCCATAGGAATCACACATAAAGACATTATTCCAGCCTAACATGATTCCAAATTCACGCCACGATCCGTCTGATTGTACTGCACCTATATCTTCATTCGTCATATCTCTAGCCGGATCATTGACCCCATATGCTGATTTACCGTTTGCTTTCCACAGGTTTACGCCTTGATTTGAATAGTCGCCAAAGTTTTCTTCACCTGGATATGTACCCATGCCTTGAAATTGCCAGCCAAAAGAATAGTTATTTACATTTTTTCTTTTAAAACGCTTCGTTTTGTAATCGTAGTAGGCATTAACAAGAATCCACAATTCAGAATACTGAACCCCGCCGCGCGTCCCTTGAATGACAGTAAAATTGTAAGGCGCTGTTAATCCCGATTCTTCCTTATGGTTAAGGGATAGATTTCCTAGTACTTGGTTTGCCACACTATTGCCGGTATAATTCTCATCTGCAAACCGTTTATAAGGAACAAATTTATTTTTCGAGTCTCCATTTACATAAACGACGTAAACAAGATCTCCTTTGATAAAATTCACATCTGGATTACACGGAACGTCTTGGGAAGTCGCCGAGCCATTTATTGAAATACTTAGGAGAGTCTTATTTTTCACCTTCATTACCGTGCCTAAATGCCAATGCCCAATTGCTAAATTGTTCTCTTTTAATTCGATATTTACAATTTGTCTAACCGCTTTTATAAAATCTTCATTCGTCAACCGATCACCTCCTTAGATAAAATTCCAATCGGCTATAACGCGACGATACTTCATGCATTCGCAGTTCATTAATTGTGGAGTTAATGGGAGTGAAAAACTCTGCAAAAGATATTTGCCTGTTACCGAATTTTCTACGTCTTCAATCTCAATGACATCGTTTGCGTCATGCAAATGGTTTGGACTTAAGGACAAAGAAACGCGCTCTGCATAACCTAGCCGATTCATAAGCTCGTATTTAGCTCTCCATTTACATTCTTCATTTGTTGCAAGCAAACTGTCAGGATTGCCGCTGTTATGCTCATAGGTAATTTCGCCAATCTTCTCAATAGAATAGGGATGGCCTTTCCATAATGGATTAGTTTCCGTAATAATAAGCTCAAATCTACTCTCAGCAATTTGGCTCGATCCGCCTAAAACCATAATTCGATTAGCTAATTGATTTTCATCAAACTTACGAACGTTTCCAGCATAGAAGCGTTCATTCGGATCGCCATGCACATACATCCATACTGAGGGAGATTGTTCAAATTGATTCAAATCGATCTTACGCAACCGAAGATACCCATTTACATCATAAAAAAGCTCACACTTAGCAAGTAGAGCCAGATCAGACATTGCTTTATAAATATTGTCGCTTGGTTGAAAAGTAAACGTGTATGGAATCGTTTCTGTAATAGGGTCAAAGTTAAATTGCGTTTCACCATATTTTTGAGCTAATACTCTTATGATGGCTCCGATGTTTCCGCCAGCATCTATTGTTGTTTCAGTTCTAAATTTCCCACGTTTGTCTGTACACAAGAACATCTTGTCCATACCGCTAAGACTGGTTATTTTGCCTTCAACCGTATGGCTATCTTCAGGCTCAGTTAGAATGAATACCCCTTGTGGAATATATTCAATTTCACCTGTTCTTAGCTTTAAACCCGTGAATACCTTAACACGCTTATCTATCCAAATAAGATTGTCTTCGCCAAAATTAAATTCGTTCTTACGGTTCATGAGCTTAAATGAAAAGCTGCGTCTCACTGGGCGAGAAGCATCCACAGAAATGGAGCCTGAATCCTGTGCTGTGATTTGCTTTGTAAATTCACTAATGTAATTCATTTGCGCATCATAAAACTCAAATTTTAAATACATTTGTTTAATTGGACTTTTTAAAGCAGCCAAATAATCAGATGAGCAATATTGCATGTTTCACCTTCTTACTCATTCATAAACTCGTTGTAATCTTGAATTTCAAGAAAATCTATGGTTAAAACACCGTAATCATAATCTCTCCATGTATTTAGAGGTGTGCTAAAACTTGGGTTACTGCAGTCACAGACAAAGATTCTACCCGTATCGGATTTAACAATAAAAGGTCTATGATCACGAATAAACGTATTCACGATCTTCTCATAGTTCTGTCCAGAACGTTCGAACTCGCTTGGAATAATTGCAGTGCTTAGAGAAAAAGTGTGATAATCCTTATCGAAATAATATACAGAAGGATAACGAGAGAGGGTTTCAATTACCGTTCTACCTTGATTTAAAGCTGTTTCGACACTACCGATTTCACCTATTGCTGAATCAAATCCAAGTGTATTATCTGTTTCTTTATCCACCAACCACCAGCCAACAAAATCAGATTTCACATGAACTTCAACCGGCTTGCCTTCCAGGTCATTTTGGGCAATAGGAACGATTGTATAAATTAACTCATCATTTGGTTGCGTGTAATCTTCGTAGTTGATGCTGAGATTATTTACAAAAGGAATGTGGTCAAGCGTAACAGAATCGATTTCATTGACTCTTCGGCGCTTAATTGCAAAGGATACAATCTCTAATCCACTATTGGAAATATTGCCACCTTCTAGATCACCGACGAATTTAAATATCGCTCTATGGTCAATTTCCCATTTGGTTTTGTTCTTGTCCGTCGGCATATCTGTACGATCTCGGATCTCTAATTCATCGTAGATACCACCCTTTAACTCACCATAGAAGATGTCTTTTATTGCGTTTCCTGGACTATGGAAAAACTGTGTTCCATAAAAATCGTATCCGATAATTGTCATAATTCACCTCCATAAAAAAAGAAAGAGAGGCCTAAACCTCTCCATATTAAGTCCTATTTGATTTAATTAAATTATTCAATCCGCTAAACAACTCGGTAGGGTTATTCGCTTGAATTGTAAAATTAGATAAGTTATACGTAGGTCCTGCTATTGCTTGATTGTTTCTAATTGGAGTATCAGGAATAGTGTTGCGTACATTTCCTAAGATGCTTCCAACAAAATTAATTGGTTGCATGATGATGCTTTTTAGTTTGGCTATGTGGTCCTGCGTAAATACTTCTTCTCCAAGCTTTAGAATAGCGGGAACTTCATTACTGGCTAGTGGAGCAGAACCAACTACGCCACCCGTATGATACTTAGGAACGATTGCAGAAGAAGGAGCTGCGCCTCCAGACATAGAAGCCATAGCCGCCATTATAGCCTGCATCTGCCGAAGTCTGTCTTGAGCTGCTGACACCATCGAGTCAAGTCTTGAGATCGCACCGTTTTTATATTCATCTAGAACTTTGTGAAACTCAATTGAGCCATTTTTAGTATTCTCGACCATTTCTTTGAGGTGCTTTTTAAGGTCTTCTGCCTCTTTGTCATAAATGGTTTTAAGAGCATCGATCTTCGTTTGAGTATCCTGGGTAAGAAATTGATTTAACTGAGACAGATAACCGGCGTACATATTCATACTGTCTAATTCAGATTGATGAACTTGTCTTAGCGTATCTAGGCGCGCCTGTTCATTTGCAATTTCAGTATCATAATGAGACTTCAACTGACCAATTTTGTTCTGTACATCCTGTAAACCAATCCGATACAAATCCTCAAGACTTTTAACGTACAGCTTTTGGGATTCGAGTTCGTTTTGATGAATACCTTTAGTCTTATCCAGTTGTTCCTGCAGTTTTTGAATAGTCTCATTCTTGGTTTTCTCAAGCTGATCAATGCTGTCTTGGAGAGCCTTCTTAACGTCTTCGCGTTCGTACTGCTTTAAAAGCTCGTCGCGCTGCTTCTCTAATTCAGCAACCTTACCCTTGTCGTAAGTAAGAATTTCCTTGCCATCTGCACCGATATAAGAAAACCGCTTATCATTCTTAACTTTATCAAGCTCGTCATTAATATCTTTGAGTTTCTTTAAGCGATCCTCTTTATCAATTTGCTCATCAAGATTCTTTAATGCTTCTTTCTGCTTATTGATTTCATCGTCATAAGATTTCTCTTTTGTTTTAATTAGTTGAGCGAGAGCTTCTTCTTCATTCTTGTACTGTAACTCTCTGGCTCGGATGGAATCGTTAAGCAAATCAATTTGAGTCTTCAACCCATTAATGTATTTAGTCTGCTCTGTAATTGAGGACGAGGAAAAGTTAGCGTTGTTTTGATAATTCTTAATCGCTTCAGCTATCTCGGTAACTTTCTTTTTATAATCCGCTAAATCAGTGCGCGTACCTAATGTGGATTCAACGAAATTACCTTTAACATACTTACCATCTAATGCATCTAAAGCAGACAAGATAGAATTAATCGAAGTGTTGAAATCGGTCGAATTAAACGTATCTTTGACCTCAAGGGCTTTATTCAAACCTTCAATAATCTTATCGTTTCTCTGCTGATGAAGTTTAATTTGATTTTCTAACGACGCCTCTTGCATCCGATATGCGGTTTCAGTCTGCTTAATAAGCGCGTTCGTTTCATTCATAATCTTTTTGATATTGTTGGCAAACTGAATCTGTCCATCAATCATATTTTTGAGCTGATCTGCGTTTTGATACGGCATTTCCATGATACTTTTCATGTTGGCCGCGAGTCCAGTAATGTTACCTTTATAAGCATTAAGCCGCGTTCTAGCTTCGTCAGAAGTATCTATAGGCGAGTATCCATTCGGGTATTTCTTATCAATCATATCGATACTTGCCATGATTGCATCTACTGAATCTGCAAGTTCACCCGGATTAAACGACTCCTTTGTCTCCATCTTTTTACGAAGCTTCTCAATTGTTTCATCTGCAGCTTGAGATGCTTTCTCCATTACCTTGTTGAAGTCTTCCTCATACTTAGACAAGAGTTCTTGTCTGACACGATATACTTCTTTATCCGCATTTAACCGTTCTTCTGTCCCTTGCTCATACCTAGCCTGGACACGTTCCCAAGCAGCCAATTCATCTTCCAAAGATAGCCGCTTATAATACTTCTCTTGATCAATCCAATTCTTAGAAATATCGAATTGTTCTTTATTGTACTTGGCTATGCTTTCGGTAATCTTCTTCTGAGTCGATTCAACTGCAACTTGATAATCCCACCAATTATTGCTGAGTTGGCTAAGATTGTTTTCTTTCTGTTCAAGTTGCTTGAGTAAGTCATTTTCTTGTTTTTGATTGAGTTTACCAACGGCAATTTTGTTCTTAACATCCGATATCTCCGAGCGAAGTCGTTCAGCTTCGTTATGGGCAAGAGCTTGCATCTTCTTCCGAATATCAACTTGCTTCGTTAACTCGTCGCGATAATCCTTAGACGTGTCAGGATAACGATTGATAATAGCTTCCGATTCCCTGAGTTCATCATCTAGACTTCGCAATGCACGTTCATATTCGTTGATTTTATACTTTTCGGTTTCATCATAAGCTGACGGTTCAGACTTTGTTTTAGCATTTTTCTCTTTTGGCGTTTTAGTCTTAGATGAAGATACACCCAAATTAGGGTTATCTAATGTTTTCTGCAAAACAGCAATTTGAGCATCAAAGCCAGTCATTTCACTGATAAAGCCTCTTAATGCATCTCTTGTTGCGTTGGCCTCTGCTAATTGAGCTTTCTTTTGCTGTTCAAATTTCTCTCTATATTGATTAGGAATTGTTGCAACTTTAAATCCTAATTCCTCTTCAATGCCTGGTTTAGAATTCTCAATAATTTTTCTGTTTACATCTTCAAGCTTACCTTTAGCTTCAGCTACACTTCTAATTGCTCCGATTTCTTTTCCATAAGCTTGCATCCGTGCAATAGTATTAGATATAGCGGCGGCCGTAGAAGCTTTCTCATTTTCCAGGTCCGCTTTCGCTTTATCAATTTTAGCCTGTCTAACTTTATCTAATGCTGACTTCTCAATAGTAAAACCTTCTGCGCTAATCTGTACGTAACTAGCCAATTCGGGATATTGCAATATTAAATCTTGAGTGGCTTCACTGGACAAAGCCTGACCTTTTGTTACATCATGGATAGCGTTATTTAAAGTTTTCAATTCATTAGTTGTAGTATTAAATTGCTTAATGAAATTTTGATTCTTAGCTATGCCGGTTGCAACTTGATCATTGTTATCTTGTAGAGCATCTGTGTTATTTTCAATCTCACCAGTCTGTTCATTGAAAGCTCCGCTTAATTGATCGGTACTACCTTTAGCTTTATCTTGAGTCTGCGTAAGTTTATCTAATGCTCTTTCTCTCTCAACAAATTGAGTCTTCTTCTGCTCAAGACCATTCTTGTCGTTTACTACCTCTGCATATTCTTTTAGGCTTGCACCGCTAGTTTCAAGGAGCCTTTTAAAATCACTATACTGCTTTTGTAAATTCTTGAGTTCTCCCTCTTTTACTATGGCCTTCGAAACATCGCCAGATTCATAAAGAGTTTTAATTTCACTCTTCATTTTCTTTACCGTGTTCGTGAAATTAATTGCAGCCTGTTCAGCGGTTCGAGCATCAAATAGCTTTTGGTAAACTTGTAAGTCACTAAACTCTTTAGAAACATTCGTACCAAACTTTTTTATCTTATCTTCTGCTTTCGCAATTTCGGTATTCACATTGTTGAGTTCGATACCATTAGCCAATTTAGCCTGTTCGACCTGCTCTTTTGTCATCTGTCTTAAAGATTCGATGTACTCATTAGCTTTTTCTTTGTTGAGTGAAAGAGAGTCGCCATATTTTCCTGTATGTTCAATTAATTGAGGGGCAATGCTGTTAATTTGGTTCAGTACAGACTGTAATTCCTTTTGTTTCTCACTGTTACCTGTAGCTAGTGGTTCAAGCTTGTTATATTGGTCAACTAGACTTTGAATGTTATCGGCATTCATTCGAGTTTGATTGGCGTTTTCGGCAAGGGCTTGAGAGTTAGCCTCTACAGATTTTGTGCCACCCATGAATGCAGATATCAACATTTCCACACCAATTAGCGCGATACCTACCCATCCAAAAGCTGATTTTAGACCGATTCCAGCAGCTTTTAATGCATTAAACGCCTTAACTAATCCATATACGCCTGCAGCAGCTAAAGGTAAATAGATATTCAATCCATGAGTAGCCTCTGTAAGCGATGTGAAGCCTTTAACCATGCCAGTTATTGAACTTACAATTGCACTAAACGCACTCTTTACTCCGCTATTCCCAATTGTTATAGCAAGGTTTTGCCAAGCTGCACTATTTAGATTCAACTTTGCCTGAAGTGAATCCATGTATTTTTCATTTTCACGGAATGCAGATCCCTGAGAAGTGAGAGAAGTTTGAGTCGCTTTAATAGCAATATCAAAATTACCCATCAAAGCCAGGAATCGCGTCAATTGATACTTACCCGCAATGCTTAACGCTGTATGCTGTTGTTGAGTCATAGATAGCGACTTCCATTTGCTACCCAGCTCATTAATAATTTCAGATGCCTTACGATTCTGTCCATTTACATCCGTAATCGCTACTCCAACTTCGGCAAGAGCAGTAGCAGCCTTTTTGCTGTATAGACTGGAGAAGATAGACTTTTGAGCATTACCAATAATATTACCGCTTTCTCTTGTTACCTCGCCAATCGCCGCTGTATAGCCAATTAACTGATCTAGGCTAACTCCGTAAGTAGCAGCCGTAGCACCAGCCTTTTCCATACTTTGTGACAATGTCTTAGTGGTAATTGAATAGTCGTTATCTACTTGATTCAGCTTATCGACAATTTGGATGGTATCTTTTGCTTCAATCTTATATGCCTTCATTGCCGCGATTAGATTGGACATAGCTTCTTTTGGACTTAAATCAGATACATTAGATGCAAGTGTTGCTGTCCTGGTTATATCCAAAGCTTCTTGAGCAGCATACCCTGCTTGTGCCGCGTCAATTAAAGCCTCATTAATCTTGGTTATCTTTTGCCCCAACTCATTTGCCATAGCAATTGAGCCGTTCAGCATTTCTTCAAAGTTTGTATCAGCATCCATGACACGCTTAAGGTGAGTCATCTGGGTATCAACTTCAACAATAACCTGGAGCATTTCTTCCATGGCTCTCTTGCTACCATAAATAGCAGTGGTGGCTACTCCCCAGGTAAGTGTACCTGCAATTGCAGAAGCCATGGCTTCGCCTATACCTGTTACATGTGTTCTACTTGCTTGTGCTGTATTTCCTAATGTTCTCAGTTGATTGTCAGTATCACTTAAAGATCTTCTAAAGTTGTTTACTGCATTCGTATTTTGAAAAGTTTTATTTAATTCCTCTAACTGCTTCTTTAACTTCTCTATAGCCCCAGTAAAGATTTGGATATTTTTGGTAAAATTCTGGTCAACATCAATTCTTAGTTGCAGTTTGTCTATCTTCTTATCTAAGGCAGCTACTGCTTTATTGATCTCAGTTGTTGTTTTCCCAACGTTTAAACCGGCAGTAATTAATATCCTCAAATCATCAGCCATTGTCTCACTCCTTTAAAGGAAATAAAAAAGAAGCGACACAATGATCGCTTCCTAGTGCTTACTGTTCTGTTCTAATTCCTTGTCTTTCTAACCCAAGCTTCATTGCTTTTATGTGGGATTTCGAAGTTTTAAGTTCTTGCCGAGTGGCGCCAGTAAACGCTCTTGGTTTATTGGTATAATCAAATGAATAATAGTAACCCTGCCCAGTCTCCACTATCTCCACTACGTTCCTATTCCCATCTGAACGAATATTCTCAATTGAAACTGTATCATCATTGATCATCTGTACTCTAATATTGTTTGGGTCAGTTAAACCACCATGATCCTTTTCACGTTCATACACCTTGGGCTCATATACGTCATATACAACTTCATCAATCTTCTTCATCATTGCTTCAACCGTGTTAGTGGCAACCTCATTTTTTAAAGCTAAATTTGCTTTCGTCTGTATGTATCGTTGAAGTTCTTTAATTGAATTAAAATCAGGCATTTTCCTGATTCCAGTTAAGCAGCTCTTTGTTCTGGATATTCAATTTATCTACTCTTTCGCTCATCTTCTTGCTCAATTCCGTGTTCTGCTCAATTAGATTCTGATAATCATCCAATCGTTTGAATATCATTTCATACACCTTTTCGACTTCACTCTTATCAAAATGTATTTCAAGCTTTCTAACATATACGTTGTCGGCAAGCTTGGTAAACAGGTCTAATTTTGTCGAAAATTCAGAAGGCATTTCAGAAACAATCGTTGAAAAGTGAACAACTACATGTAGATATAGGAATTTGGCAATTGTGCTGTCATCCTCAATTTTCCCTTGGTGCTTCTCATACTCTTCTAAGAAATTCGCCAATTGCTCAATCATCGTTTCGATTCGAGATGGACGGAACTTTTCATAAACCTCTGTATAAGCCCCATCATCAAATACAACCTTTTTCAAATTGTCGTATTGCTCATCCTGGACAGTAACTTGCTCAAGTGTAAGTTCCAGTTTTTTATTTTTTGCTTTTGTCATTTTTATCCTCCCTATTGTAAAAAGCCATATTCAGCAACCTTTTATCAGGTTTCTCAAGATGAATTTCTAATAAAAAATAGGGTAGAAACCAAAAGGAATCTACCCTCTACAAATTAAGTTAGCGGAATACGTACAATTTGACCAATAACGTTGCCGTCCTTTGGTTTAAGCACTTTCAAATCAAATTGCTGCGCTTGACCGTTTCTCTCGGAAGCCGTTTTAACCGAGAAGTTCCCCGTAGGGACTGCGCTTTCGAAAATGTACTGAATCTTATACAGAGGTGTCTCGTCGTTATCAATCTCAAGAGTCTCAAGAATTAGCTTTGTACCCTTTGCAAATACACTGTTGTCAATGTTAATGGTTTCTGTCTTTGCAGAGGTGGCATATTGATAAGTCCTAACATCGACTTTTTCACCTGCAGTAACACCCGTTGTAAAGGTTACATCTTTATTAGAGAGTGTGTAATTAGCCTTTGAGACAAGGGTTCCGTCAGCTTTGTAAATTACTAATGTATCAGCAATCGGTGCTTCAGGAAGCGAAATCTTGATCGTAGTCGTGCCGCTGGCGGTGTACCATTCTGGCATAGCATATGCTTTGCCTGCTCCTGTCACAATAGTCTGTCCTAGCTGTCTAGCCATCCAATCATAACGGAACAGACTATCTGTCATCTTCACAGAGATATCACGGTCAGAGTGTAGAACACCTTGCAGTGCATTACCACGACCACCGCGAACCTCGTTTTCCTTTACGTTAAAATCAATATCCCCACTTTGAAGAGTAGTTGATGCAAAAGTTTGACCACTCGGGTCAACTAAAAGTGCGATAAATACGTCAGCAATCAATGCCATTTAAAAATTCCTCCTAAAATAAAATAAAGAGCTTTCGCCCTTTTATTTTTTCAATGCTTTATTTAAATTATTTAGATTATCTTTACCAACGAATAAGTTATCGTAAGGATTTTCAAACATATTGATTTCCTCTGCAAAATGCTCGATAGAAACTTTTTCAGCACCAGCACATTTCATCGCAATCGAAGTGTGATAACTCTTATCTCTCGCTATGCGTTTGAAATCAGCAGTTAATTGATAAATGGTTTGTTCCCCAATTTGGTCATAGGTTTTGCCAGTAATTACAGAGACCGTTGTAATCATGTCTTCGAAGGTGATAGGGATTCCGTTCTTGCTCTTTGCTTCAATTGCCTTATTGGCCCATTCTTGTGTGAGCTTATTTTTGTAAACCTTTTGCTCAAACAGCAGGTTCTGTCGCATGACAATTCTGCGAAAGCTATCATAATTACCGCTATACACCTTCTTATCACCACTTATGATAAAAGAGCAGCCGTTTTTGTCTTCGTGAAGTTGAGGATCGTAACCTGTCACTAACTTAATAAGCAGTTTAAGCTGTCGTATCATCTCGACATCTTTATAACCGTATACTATAAGATCTAATAGAGGGTATTCTTGATATTCGTTAGAGAAATGATTCTTATTTATGTAGAGGACATTTCTACAATCATTAAACTCGTCGTAGTCCTTTACTTTGATGGGGAATATTTCTCCTGCTTCCTGAATCACTTCTGGTTTTCCTAAGATATACTTAACGGATTCCATCTAGTTAACACTTTGAATCGAGTATGTAAGCTGAAAGCCGCTGTAAGATTGGTTATATCTTACATGCCTACAGTCCGAGAACGTCAAATCCTTGATACCTACTCTTATTTTCCCATTAAGAGCCTCGTCAACTTCATGCATGATTGCATAAGGCCTCATTTCTCCTGTACCATTCATCCTCCACAAATCATTGTGGACTATGATATCGATATTTAATTGACCAGATTTAATCGCTTGGTTTGAAGTCAATCTGAACCGATCTAGAATAATGCATAAGTAACTGCCCACCTCTTTGTCGGTTTCTGGAACATGACTGTAAGGAAAAATCTTAGAGTAAATCAGTTCGCCAGTGTCCATAATGTCAATCTCAGCGTAAGGATTATTCGAATTGAATTTGAGCAATTTGCAAAGATTTTGATTAGCAATCAGTTTAAGAACGGTTTCATTTATATACTTATTCAAGTTTTTAAAATATGCCAAATATTTATCACGCCCCTTCCTCAGATGCCAGGCTTAGACGTCTTCTCGTTCTTAAAATTAGCGATACATTCATCGACGTTGTCAATATAAGTGTTAATTGTGTCTTCAAGTAATGTGATGACTATGATGTTTTCTCTAGATAACCCATCAATTGCTGTGATTTTCCAACCCCTGTTATCAAAAATGAATCTTTTTGATTTGGCGAATTTGAGCGTATCGCTGTTACGTTGAATCAAAATTCTTCGTTCTTCATCGGGGAGATTGACTACTCTTCCCATCTCAATTCCTAAGCTATTTATTACATTATCCAACAGGAAAGGAATCTCTTTAATACTGCCCGTTTCATTCAACCATCTAATAAGCGAATGGCATTTACGCACCTTAACTGACCAAAAGAAATTTCTGTCCTCTGGACTAAACAGAACAAGGAAACATTGATTGTTAGCTTGAATATAATCTCCACAATGAATGTTATATTCGCTTTTTTTAATGAGAATAATTAGGTCAACGTCTTTTTGCCACTCATTTGCATCGTTTATCACAGCTTCATAAGAAACAGCGCCTGCAGTAAAATCATTAATCTTAACTTTGCTTTTTTCACATAGATCGAAAAGAATCTCTTCACTGTCTGAATTAGGAGACATCCATTTGCTGTAGTCTTTCATGTATTCACCCTAACTTTGATACCCCTTTTAGAATTCCCCTCGTGAACATCCTGTTAGTTTCCCGTGTAAGACGACCTGTTATTTCTTTAAGAGCAACTATTTTAGCTTGCAACCCCGTTACCTGTAATTCCGATCTTTTGTTGAAATGATTAGCAAGCCTTAGACAACTATTCAGCTCACGCTCCATATAGCTTTTGTAAATCAGCTTTCCGAGTAAACGAATATGATGTCGGGGAATATCATTTAAAATTTCTGTCTTATTGGAATCGTAAACAATCTCTTCGCCAAAGTTTTCTTCATATTCGTAGGCAGCAGAATCTAAAAAGGTATCAACAATGTTGTCGGGAACATTTACATCTAATTCAGGGTGTTTCGCCAGATCTTCATTTATCGATGAGTAAAATACATCATATATTTTTTCTAATGTGACAGACATTTCTCACCAACTTTACTTCTTTGAAATCATGCTTGATTTAGTTGTTTCTGATTCGCTTGGAGCTTCTTCCGTAACCGACATTCCTGTAGCTGTTTCGATTACTTTCACCTTTTTAGCATCCATGGACTCATTATTGTACTGTTCTCTCGCAAGCAGGACAATCTTCTCTTTAGTCCCATCGCTTGTATCAGCCGCGAGAATTGCCTCAAGCTGCTTTGCGTCAGATTCCTTTACAAGTTCGCCTAACTCTTCTCTAGAGAGTGCATTGATATCAACTTGATCACCGTCTTCAAGTCCAAATTCAATCCGAACATCCTTGTTATCAATATATAGATGTCCTCTTTGAATTAATTTGCATGAGTTAAAAATGTTAAGCACATTATCAAAGGATACCTCTTTGTAGTTGCCGGGTTTAGGCAAAACAATCGGCTTCCCGTCGGTCAATACAATTCCAAGTGAACCTGTTGGCATATTGTTGACCACTCTAATCATTTTTGTTTTAGTCATATAGCCTCCCTTAATATAAGGAGGGGAAATCCCCCTCCATTTGTTTGATTACAGCGAAGAATTCTCGTACAAAGCCATATGATTAATTGCTAGTACAGAGATACCGGCTTTACGATAGTACTCTTTTGTTGTAGACCAGTCGCGCTCTTGTTTATCACGAATATGCATACTGCCTTCAAGTACAATCTTTACTGGCTTGTCAGCATTAACAGGAGCCATGTAAATATAGCCGTCATCAAGCAGTTTTTGCGCGTTTGTTTCGTCGGTAAAAGAGTTAGGCAATTCCACTACATCAGAACCCTTATATTTGCCTACATGTCCAAGATTACGAATATCAAGTCGGTCAGCTTCGGATGTTTTATTCCAATCAAAGCCTGCACCATTAGAGATACCAGTAAGTCCTACCGCTGTTCCAAAGATAACTGGTTTGCCGTATGCCTGGACTGTACCTTTCAACTTATCAAATTCAGCCTGCATGAAAGAGCCGCCAACAAACCGATTTGCATTATTTGTAGTGCCGAATGCACCAATCAGCGCATCCTGAATACCTGCATAAATTTGATCCATAATCGCACCAACAAGTTGGTTGATCATATCAGCAAAGTCAACACGTCCAGTAATCAAGTCCTCGTATTCAGCATAAACCGCACCACTGATTGGTGCTGTTTGTGTAGTGAACGTTCCTTTGTACAACTTTTGACGCGGTTGCTCAACACCGAGTGCAGTATAGGCGGCAGTAATCTTTCCATTCTTAACGTGCCACTTCTTAGTTACACCGTCCTGAACTTGGGATACATCTGCAAATACTCCCAATCGTTCAGTGATTTTAATTGGCAAAATAGCATCAACTGTTTGCTCAATAACCTCATTAATCAGAATCTCATTACGACGATAATCCTTCCCCAATTCAGCTAGATATGCCCGCATACCTTCTACACGTTGTTCAGGTGTAAATTTAGGATCGGTACTTCTACCAAGAGCTGCATCAACGGCACAGTTCAAAATACGTTGTTCAATCATTTATGTATTCCTCCAGTATATTAATTATTTACTTTACAATTTTAACTTGAACAGCATTGTCACCGTTCAGTTTAGTTTTACCAATCACTTCAACAGTTAGATAGGCAGTAGTGTCAGCAGCGGCATAGAACACAAGCTTACCGCTAGGTTGTACATGTCCTTTATCTCCAACTTGAATAGAATTAAAGTCGCCGCGCGGAGAAGTACCACCTGTATAACCAATTGCAGTAACAGTAAAGATGTCACCGGCTACTTTCTCATAGGTACGGGGTTTTAAATTAGACCCCGCCTTATTAATGAAGTCACCTTCATTCTTGCTTTCATATTGATGACATACGGAAGCCACCAATACAACACGGTCAGTCACCGCTGCTGGAAGTTTTAGTTCACCATTTACTTCATCCTGTACTACAAATTGCCCATTCTCCAAATCAACCTTTGCTTTAAGTCGGCCATCTGGTGTACCAGACACACGATCCAGACGCACAATACCATATTTATTTGCCATTTCTATCTGTTCCTCCTTAGATTAAAAAACAGCCATCAAAGGCTGATTAGTTTTTTACATATTGAACTTTGTAAGCTCGTCATTGCCAAGGTCTTTTTGCTTGGTTACAGAAAAGAAACTGCCACCAGTCGAATTGTTAAGCCTAATTGATTCCTTATACTTTTGAGCACAAATTTCATTCACTTTGAATTGAACTTTAGTGAACTCTTTAGCTTCCGCTACTTCGTTAACCAATGTAAGCTCTTGTTCACTTAGGCTTTCTTTTACCTCTGCAATCAAGGCGTTAATTTTGTCTACTTCTGCCTTCTCCAATGTGTCGTTCTTATACTTAGACAAATCATCTACTTGAGCAGTTAGCATTTCTTTCTCTTTCCCAAGTGTCGTTACCGCTTGATTCGCTTCATTTAGTTGAGCGGTAAGAGTCGCTACCTGGGCTTCGAGTTTTTCTTTTTCAATCTTCATTTCCTCTAGACTCACTTTTTCTTTTCCTCCTTTAGTCAATTGAGCAACTAATTTTAATGCCTTACTTGATGGTTCTGCAGGAACCGATACAAGACAATCCGAAACTAATAAGTTCCCCGGATGGGCATCAATAATAAGCCAATTGTTTTCATCGACTCTATATTCTTGAGCAATCACTTCAACACTAAAATTTAGACCAGATGTTACATATAGCTCATTTATTACTTTCACTAGGTCTTCATTTCGTTTGCTGATCCTCGCTGTTCCATGTAATTCTGCAATCCCATTTTCATCATACTTCTTCTCAAAAGAAACGTAGTTCCCAATCTGTTGAGTAAAAAACTTATTCAGAAATTCGGAATATTGATGTCCAAGACCATCATAGTCATTTTCAAGCAATCTTTCTAAATCGACAACCAGTGGAAGACCATTATATTTATTCTGATTCTGAACAATTTCATCGATAAAGCTCTCAGTGAAATAGTAATTGTTCAGGTTCACTGCATTTCGCATGAGAAGAATGTCCATTTCCAGAAACAATGGATTACTGTTTTCTTCACTTAGAACTGTTTTTAGGGAATTCAATACAAGCTGTTTCTGCAATCAATCACCTCCTCTCACTGACCTGTACGCGGAGCCATATTTCCACCATTTGTTTTGTCTTTCACAGTATTATCATTGGACAAGTCAGAACTTGGCGGTCTGCCTCCATCTTTACCACTTATCGTGTGAGAAGTCTGCAGTGGTTTAAATTTATCTTTGTACTCTAAAACATCCTCAATAGCTACTATGTCAATATAATTTGAAACATCCATTCCTCTAGCCGCGATAGAATGACTTAGACTTCCACCCTTATCAAGCAATCCATCAAATGCAGCAATCACTTTATCTCGGTTAAATGATGTAATCCCGAGGAATTTCATTCGAAATTGAAACTGACTATTACCAAACTTCTTAAATTTTCGATTAAACCAGATCGATTGAATCTGTCCAAGAATCTTAACAAGAGAATTAGTAATAATCTCGACGTTTAATACGCCAGCAGAGAAGTTTCCACCTTTTAATGCCCCCTCGCCAATACCGGCGTTCATAAGTACATCGCTCTGCACTTCCTGAACCTTACCCTTTTCGAGTGCAGATAATTGCAGAGGGATATCATCGAACTTTGTTCCACCCAAAACAGTCAAGCACCCCACATTTGGGGGCAATAAGGCCTTTAAATTCTCATGCGATTGTATGATTTCTTCTTCGCCTAAAATCGAATTGCCCTCTTTATCAACCGGTATTTGCTGTACAATAATCTTTCTTCTTTGGGAGTTGACTACACCTCTATCTAACTCCTTTAATTCGTCGTAATACTGAATATCGTCAATGGAACCATACAGTAAGCCTATTCCTTCTGAACTTTCTAAATTGGAACCAATTTTTATTGTGTATGTTTTCTCATGAGGTAGCGTTCTCCAATTGTATTCATTGGAAAAGTTAACTTTAGGGTCATCGATACGATTTTTATAGTCCAGATACATCTTTTTAAATAAAGGGTCGTATCCGTTTAACTGCATTTCTCTTTCTCGGATATCTGTAAACTGTTCAAAATACTCAAAATTGAACTGTATAACCGGATTGCCATCAGAAGCTATTCCAATTATTCGCGTGTAATCTAAAGGCAATGGCTGTAGAAAAGTTTCACGATCATATGCTGAATACCGACCGTATTTAATTGTTTTGAACAGGATGTCATCTACTGTGGTATCCATAATGCAGTCCGCCAAGTATACTTTTACCTCAGCGTGTTTTTTCTGATACGACTTCGTATTTAGTTTTTCAATGTTTGCAACGGAAGGTTCGATAAGATATTCAAATGAAATAATGTTTTTAGTGGTATCAATCAATCTTCGGTAAGTTCCATTTGTAATGTAAAGGTAATCAGACATTTCTCTAAGTGCAACAGAGTTCTTTTCATGGTTTGAGAGCAGCCTCTTGATATCTTGGCTAGAATACTTTGCATCTTGCTTATAGCTACCATAATGATTGCTACTGTTATATGGCGTATAAGCTAATTGAGCGGTAATAACCTTGCCCTTTTCATTCTTTACTATGTTGACTGTATCCGACACACTTTGTCCTCCTTTCTTTAGTTGTATAGAAACACCATTTTATTTTTGACTTTTCTCTGTTTATCTTCAAAATTCTTTATATACCATAGGCCCATAGCCAAAGCACTGTATCTATCTTTGTCCACACGTTTCGTCAATTGCTCTACTGTGTATCTGGCACTCTGGGTTTGTCTAAGTTTAAGATTTGCTATTTCCTCAATAAGTAAATCTGTCTGGATATGCGGCAAACTCTTTTTGGTCGAGTCAGTATCGTTAATATCGTATGAATTATCTACATTCTTCACTAATAACTGAAGCTTTCCACTTTCCACCATATCAATGAAGCTAACAATAATATCATGATTTATACCTTGAGCAGTGAGCGCATAAATCACTTTGTCTGATCGTTGGATTTCCGGTTCATGATCTGTATTAATTGTGTCCCAACAGCCAAGACTTTCACCTGTATTTGGATCTACGGTATCTTTTAATAACTCGTCGCATAAGCCTGTACCTACACCATTAACATCGACGACGACAGTTTTAGCATTATAAAGATTTTGAAGCCGTTTCACCTCAATTGCTTGACCAGTAAAATTCATTCCTATAGGTAAATTGATTAAATTCACAAGACTTATTCTTGTTATTTTCTCTTCTTTATTTCTTTTTATTTTTAATACTGCTACTGAGGATTGGTTGTTATTCTTAGATTGGCTTCGTGCTACATCGACACCCAAAATGTAAGAACTCTTTCCATCACCTTCAAACTCAGGCTGAGAAAGAGTTCTTAAATCTAACACTTTATTAATATTAACGAGCGCTCCGTCAGAAGCTCCGACCCATTTGCTTTCATAATTCATTGCGAAGAATGTTGGGGATAACTTTGATTTCTTATCAAGTATTGCTGATTTGGGTTCGCCACGCCCATACTTCACGGCAAGTTGCCAATCCGAGCCAAGTACAATTTTCCCCTTCAATTCCGCCATTTCGTCAATCATTCTTAAATTACGTTCAAACTCGTCTGAGCCTCTAAAACCAGATGTTGTCATGAAGTTAATCTGCCCATTTAACTCTTCAGGATTTATCAACGCTTCCTTACCAATTGTTCTACGCGGCACGTTTACGATTGGCTCTAAAACATCTTCAAACAATGCATTATTAAGCAATGCCGCCTCTTCTGCATTTAGACGCTTTCTTCTTGCGCCTTTTGAGCTTTGAGCATTTGCCATAACATCTATTCTGCCGCCAGATGCAAAAACGATCTCTACCGAATCTTTACTGAAAAGAGGTCTTCCTTGAATTTCATGTAAAAGCATAGGATAAAATTTCGTTATTTCCCTAAACTTTTCTTCAACAAGTTTTGCCGCGTTCTCTTTGGTCTGCGCAGTCATTGATATTTCTATATCTGGAAAAAAGATAGCCGTATGTACCATTCCCATAACTTCGAGCATAGTTTTTCCGTATCCACGGGGAAACACCATATAATTCGATACAAATCTTGCTATACATCTTAGGTAAACTCGTTGATCTAAGTCTAGTCTTATTCCACCAGTTGGGGGAGTGATGAGATCCCACCAAAGATCAGGGTTCCACCTTGCCCATGAAACCAAGTCATAATATTTATCTAAGTTTTTTGAAAATCCATCAGCCTGTAAGCATGAATTATTTTTCATAGGCATCCGCTTCTTGTTTCATCGATTCATACTCTTTCTTACGTTCTTCATAGAATTGATAAATTTCTGAGTATTCGGCCGATGGTAAGCCTTTCATGTCTCTTACATAGTTTACATAGCACCAAATGTTAAAATCGACTGAATCTTGAGGGCGTTCTTTGAACTTAGGTAAAATCTCGATGATGTCAACAGATTGTTCAACGCTTCTCACTAATTGACCAAATCCATCTAATCCATCAGATAAATCTGATTTAGATAATTGTGATGGATTGATTTTTGCCGCTGTTGCCGCATCCTTTGCCAATGCTCCCCAATCTTTTGCCTCTCTTGCATCTCCCCTTGCTGTTGCTAACTCTTCTTTTACTCTATAGCGAATATACGTAATTAGCGCCTCTGTGTGCATGGCAGTTCTTTCTTGATAATTATTGCTTAAAGTTGCATACTTGCGTTCAAACGCTCGGTACTCTTCTGGTTCATATCCCTCTCCCCACTTCTCCATCAATAACTGATCTATATCGGTTTCAGTTTTTTGAACAATTGATTTTGGAATTTCAATAGAAGATGAATACGATAAATCTTTATACTGAGGAAGCGAAGAGACATTCTTTAAGTATTTCCCGCAATTTTCCTCCCATTTAATCCATTCATCAGATAGATAAGGACGATTTACATGCTGCAAAAATTGAATAAAAAATTCAAAACCATATTCCTCAACTAGCACTTCAAAGCATTCTTTACATATACTCGCCTTACCATCTGAACATTTTGAATTTGAATTATAAAATTCTCTATCTCTATTTTTATCTTGTTTGCACTTTTCACATTTCTTTTTCTCAGCAGCCGGACGCCTAGCTGAAGGCTTTCGTTTCTCCGCCATAATTACACCATCCTTGACTCCCTTAAGTTTAAAATGAAGACGGATAGGAGGGAGTGGCCAATTTAAGAACAGGGTTCTCCGCCTTCATTATTTAATGAACAAAAGAAAACACACCAAACCGAAAAGGCGTGATGTGCTTGAAGTTAACTCACTAATTTAGTTTTAGACTGTAACTGATTGATCTACCCTTATTCCGTTCATATACAGAAAAGTTAGCACCGGCTTTAGCTCCTGTCATGAGTGAGTCCGAATACTCATCTGCTCCCATTACGCTAGGAATCTGAATTATTTCTATGTCATTCGTCAACCCTTCTCCTACCGTTAAGGTTCCTGCATGGTGGAAATGCGCTATGTATAAATAGTCGATGAATTCTCTATGCAACAAGGATAAATCCCTAATGGCATTCTTTTTACCTTTTAACTGATGTCCATGCAACGCCCAAACATTATATCCGAGTACATCCAGTTTTACGTAATCCTTATCGTACAGCGGAGCCTCAATTCTTGGATTGTTTGCAAGCACATCGTGAACATAGTTCATAATCACTAATTCTAAATCCTCCGATGGATACTCGCCGCGATTACTGTTAAATGGCCTAATCTCCGAATGATTAGCCGATGGCACATGATGATAGGTTACTCTCACATACTGAGACAATACATTGAGCCAGGATGCGATAAACTTACTAAATTTAATAGTCTGATCAATAAGTCCGCTTTGTATAGATTGCAATTGACTCGTTCGGAGTGTCATACCCTCAATTGAATCTGCACCATTGATAATATGTATATGTTCAAAACCATGTTGCCTAATGATTTCTAACGTTTCACCCATAAGCAGAGACATCCTGTCGCGCGCTATGTCTTCGTTATATTCATTTTTCAAGCTCTTAAAGTATTTACCGAAATGGATATCGGCAAAGGAGAGAACGCCAACCTTATCCCTTGTAGGTGGATAGATAATGGGTTGAAACTTTGGAACAGGAATCTTCTCGATAGAATCTTTAATCATGTCCCACATTACTTCTCGTCTAGCTGCTTTATTTAGGTTCTTATTGAGCTCACTTTTTATAGTTTGAATCTTTTTGTATTCCTTTTGAGCCTCAAGCTTCTTTTCTTCTTGGAGCAATACAATACCATCGGGATTTAATTGAGCTTGATGCAAATCATACCCGCGCTTTAAAAGGTGATAATCTTTTCTCCACTTAGATTCAGAAAAATCTTCATTTGACTCAGCATTCATAACATCTCTAATTTGATGCCAATTATCTAATCCATAAATCTCCTTATCGTCTCCGAGACGCAATAGAAAACGATCTAAGCTTTCCTCTGAACCGCGTGTTAGATTGGAATGATTCACTTATTCACTCCTTACTTAGATTTGACCGCTTCTTTGAAGTTTTTACCCGCCGTAAATCCTGGGCACTTAGACTCGTCAATTTGCATTTCTTCGCGAGTAGACGGGTTAAATCCCTTGCGAGCTGCGCGGGAACGAATCTCAAATTTACCGAAACCATGCAAAGCAACTTCTTCACCATCGCCAACTGTAACAGTAATTGTTTCAAGAACTGTATCTACAACAGACTCTACATGTTTATTACTCATATCCAGTTCTTTAGCTACTCTCTTCACCAATTGCTCCTTATTCATATTCTTCTTCCCTCTCATCAATATATTTATTTACATGAATTAGGTATTCCAACGTATCTATACTAATTTCATTGTCACTGCTTGCTTTCTCAAATACATCGCTTTCAAATCCGTTTTCTTTAACCGTAGTCATTATGTTAATAAGTAATCTATCAAGTTGATCGATGCTTCCTGACAGCAACTCTTCTAAGCTGCTTAGATCTTGTTTTCCTTGCATAATCTAATCTCATTCTCCCTTAGAATTAAATGTTTGAAATTTTTCTTTTACTTTATCTGCAATATAGTCAAAGCCTTTAGGAGTTAGCAAAGTTACACTGATTGGCTCTCTATTCCTTGTCGTATGTATTACTTTGAATTTATCAGTACCGTTCCTATACTTCTGATAAGGAGTATTGTTGTTCATTAGGATTCCGATTCTTCTCAAAAACTCGAATAATTTATTCCTACCAATATTCAGTACCTTAGCAGCATCGCCAATGGTCATATAACCATCTGCATCTAGAAACTCGTCATACTTTTGAATCTTAGGTGCCGATAGTTCGAGTTGATGTTCAAGCTCTTTCTTTTTCTTAACTTCACTAAAGTAAGCAATAGCTCTATCCTCTTCTGACAAGGCCAGGTATCTCATTGCTGGATTAGCAAGCTGTTCAGCCATAAGTTCAAATGCTTCTGTATATTTATATGTAAAAACTGTTGCATCATCGCCAGTAAACTTATTGACGAGCATAGAAAATCCTTGTCGATCCATCTCGAACATCGGTTGAGATTTGCCTTGTTCATTAATATATGAGGACTCGGAAAAATTTCCGTGTCGGCTTAAATCTGGGATAAGACCAATGAACTTGCGAATTTTCTTTAAAACATCTGCATGTTCTTTACCATAGATGGCTGCAACCCTTAGACTATTTGTTACCACTTTGCCCTCTTTATTAACTACTAGTCCAAATTCACTCTCAAATTTCGTTAATTCTTTACTCAATCAGTTAATCATCCTTTTCCATTTATATTGGTCCAGTGTCAAAGCGCCCTCTTTCAAAGAAAGGCGCCCTGATATCACTAGTTCCGTAATTATGGTTACTCACAACGTAATGAGTAGGATGATGATAAGGCTGTCAAAGCCTCGCATTAAGCGATAAGATATTTAGTTGTTAGTTGCTTGCCGCATCACAAGCCGGAGAAGCATTTCACCTTCTCAATTCACTGTCTAACTAGTTATATTAAGCGCAGATGACAGGTCTATTATTTGATGTGAACAATTGTCACCTAATCCCTGCCTCCCTGCGCTGTGAAGAGAGACATCACTCAAGTTTTAAGCGCTGGTTGTTGATGTCCCCTTTAATACCATTAAGGGTTTTACAGTAAAATCGCTCTGCAACGGGATAATTAATAATATATCATTCTTTTACTTTTATAAAAAAAATCCACAAACCTAGTACTGCTGCGGGTTACAACGATTTTCTAAAGCGGTAGTGGTTTTTGTCTCCCTTTAATACGATTAAGAAAAATAGGTAAAATCCTTATTAGATAAGGAATATGAGGACTTTTCTATATCAGTAATTCTGTCCTAATGTGCTAGAAACCCAAGCATATCAAGGGTTACAGCGTTTTTCTAAAATTCTAGCAGGCTTTTCTATTCTCTTAATTCACCGTGACTTAGTCGATTTCTGGGAGTAAAAGATGAATGCTCAACAACATAGATTTTGACATACACCTATAATAGAGTAATATATATAATATAAATATAAGTATTAGATTTAATAATTACTCTATTATAGGTGTATGCCATTTTCTATGTTTTTAACTGACTAAAGTTTATGAAAGAAAATACAACAGAGTAATTAATAAATTTAAGATGCATTTTTGTTAAAGGAATGAAACCCTTAATCGAGTAGGAGACATGAGAATTTTATTGATAAATGTGTTGGATTTTGGCTTAGAATTAAACTCTATCGCTTGTTGTGGAGTACCCTGGTTAAATCTTAGCAATCGCAACAGATCCTCCGATTATCCATACGAGTCCTAATAAGTATAATAAGAAATCCTCTACTGCCGGATCATTAAAACATGCCCACAAAATCAAGGCAATACCGGCTAACACCAAATGTGTTACCACAATTAAAACTAAAGTATCTAGTTTACTCATTTTTCACCTCATTTAAGTTTGAAATCAAAAAGGTTAAATATTTGTATTGCTTATAATCTTTTAATTATTAATAAGACTCTCTCTTAAGATCTATTATATGTACACTAAATATTTAACCTTTTTATTTTAATGATTAATAAAATAGGTGTTGGCATATCTTTTCCACTCCCCTTCTTTTAGATAACGTTTTGGCTGCTCTATTCTTATATTTCCTGTCTTTTCTAGATTGTTTATGTACTTTTGAATAGTTCCTGTACTTAGCGATAATTCTTCTGACAACCTAATTAGAGTTATAAAATATCCACTAGGAAATTTTGCACAATTGTACAACAAATACTGAAACATAAAGAAACCAATGGCTCCTAGATCCGGGTTGCTTATAATTTGAATGAACCGATGAATTGAAAATAAGTGAGTGTTACTGATGTCGTAGAATGTTCCATCAAATACGTCATCCTCATAACGTCTAAAAGCCTTGATTGGTTTTTTAACTGTATACTTGTGAGGTAGAGTGAAGATTTCTTTGTCGTTTAAAGCTTTATACATGATGAATGAAACAAATTGGTCATCAAACTCGCTTTGTACAGGAAGGTCTGACACTGTTTCTGTTAAGCCTAATCGATCCAATAAACCATTTTTCTTTATGAGGTAATCAAAAGTCTTATTGTTCCTGGCAAATCCAAGCATTTCGATTAAGGTCTCCTTGGTAAACCAATACGCGTTTCCATATTTGCAGTAACGAAATAAATAGCAATTTAAACAGTAATAGCAATAAGCAAAGGCTATGTTTGTGGCAGATTTGATTTTATCTGTATTCTTCAACTCAGTAAAAATCTCATTATGTATATATACTCTTTCGTAGTCTTTAGGCTGCAACAAGGATATTAGTTTTTGCTTTTCCATTACACCGTCCTCGCTTGAAATACTTTTGTGAAGGTACAATTCGAGTGTAACATTCAAATATGTTATTGTACAGTTTTATTTTATTATTCCTTGAAGTTAATTCTCCTCTCTTAAATTTCAAGAAAATTATATATTTTTTCTACTAATTTCAATATCAATCGCTCATCTATGTAACCACTGTCGTGGAAAAGACGCATGTCGGGAAGTTCTGCAATAGCTATAACTACGTAATTTCTGCTGTTCATAATAGTGTCAAATACAGGCACATCAAAAACTACATCAATAACTAATGAAATTGTCGCTTCTGAGTGGTTTAGCTTCTCTTTGACTCTATCATAAATTTTGTTAAGCAAGTTTCTGTCAATGTAATTAAGTTTATTGTAACCTCCAATGTAAGGATCGTTCCACCAAGCCAAAAAAGAAGCTTTTAATTTTTCAAGCGCAGCCTTTACCTTATCGCCTGTAACACGATTTAATATTTCTAAATTGATCAATTGTGTACCTGCATCTTCTGCTCTAACATTCTTCACTAAGTCTACCCAAATATTGATAAGAACATGTTGAAGCTCTACCAGAACTGATTTATCTAAATCTATTGATACCCAAGGAAATTTCCTGTGGCTTGTTCCGTTTAACTCAATATCAGTGTTCAATATGGCATTCTGAAGATATATTATATAATTCAAAGATTCTGAGCTTCTGTTTGCAATAGTTAAATTACTCATTACTATTCCCTCCTGAAACCAAGAACAGCACCTATCACAATAAGCGCTGTTCTTGGCATGTATTTTATAATCAGCACCAAAAACCCCTTGCTTTAGCTATGGGGATGTAAGACGCTAAAAGGAATCCATAATAGACATCTTGCATATATCTAATGTACTGTGGCATTATTTAACATGGGCAAGTAGAGAATAACAATAACATTGTATTTGACTACAGTAGGAAGTGTTCCCTCTAGATACATGTAAAATAGTATATTGAAAATCAGAGAGACAAGTAGGTGAATTATATGAGAATCGCATTCAAGTTTAGATTGTATCCAACCAAGCAACAAAAAGAGAAGATCGAATTCACTCTTGAACGTTGTAGGCTGCTCTATAATCGCCTACTCGAAGAAAGAATTTTAGCCTACAAAAATGAAGGAAGAAGTCTAAATTATTACGATCAAGCTAAAACATTCACAGAACGCAAAGTGTATATTCCAGCACTAAAACAAGTTCATTCGCAAGTGCTGCAAGATGCAGCTAATCGTTTAGATAAAGCATTCCAATCTTTCTTTCGTCGTGTAAAAAGTGGTGAAACTCCTGGATTTCCAAGGTTCAAACCACAAAAGCGATATGATTCATTTACATACCCTCAAGCTGGTTACTCTATTATTGGAAATAAAGTTAGACTCTCAAAAATTGGAGATGTGAAAATAAAGCTACATCGCCAGCCACAAGGTAAAGTAAAGACTTGTACTATCACAGTGAAGAATGGGAAGTATTATGTCTGTTTTTCATGTGAGACTCCTGCTCAAAAACTTCCTGTATCTGATAAAAGGGTTGGTATTGACCTTGGGATTAAACATTTAGCAATAACTTCTGATGGTCAAATATTTGATTCACCAGAGTATCTTCGTAAGAGCGAAAATAAACTAAAACAATTACAACGTAATGTTTCAAATAAGATACGTGGATCAAACCGTAGAAAGAAATCTGTACTTCTTCTTGCAAAGTTACATGAAAAAGTGGCAAATCAACGCAAAGATTATGCACATAAGATTTCTAGAAAATTGGTTAACCAATACGGATACATTGCTTTTGAAAAGCTCACTAAAATTAAGATGTTAAAAAATCATAATCTTGCTAAAAGCATTGCTGATGCTAGTTGGAATCAACTTGTTCAATTTACAACGTACAAGGCTGAGAGTGCTGGTCGTGTAGTTGTCCAAGTAGATCCAAGAAATACATCTCAAGAGTGTAACAATTGTGGTCAAATCATAAAGAAGTCTCTTTCTGTTCGCATACACAACTGTAGTCATTGCGGATATGTTGAGGATAGAGATATAAACGCAGCAAAAAACATTCTTCAACGTACATTAGCAGTTTCGTAACGAAACCAAATATGTAAGGCTCGGACAGAGCCTTCAGGGAGAGATGAGGATACGAGTCTCGATGATCTGAGAAGCCCTCGCCTTTAGGCATGGGGAGTTGTCACCTACACCCGGTATGTATTGATAAGAGTATACCATTTTTTATGTAAATTTTCCATATGATTACATAAAGATGAACTGCATTCTTGTGAACTACTAGAAGTGCAAGTCGCTATCAAGTATCGAGATAACGGTTTGCCAATGTTCTTTTATAGGCTTTAATGATATGTTGCGCTTTGCCATTTATAATTGATATCGTATAAACACTGATCTAATAGGATAATTCAACTAACCTAGATATACATCGAAAAAATATGCAACGAGTATACATTAATGTTTGTAGAGTATTAAAGCCTAGCTGAGACATTTTAACGATAGCACTACGATAACAAAATCGATGGAAATTTAGAGTGAAAATTAAAATAAGGTGAGTGTAGGAGTAGAAGTGCTGCGGCCTCATTCTCTAAAATTGACCGGCTTTTAGATGTAAAATACCCCCCTCTAATTACTATATAAGATACATTATATAGTAAAGAATCAAATTAGATAGGCATTTTGATAATGTCAAAATGAATGTAATAGTTATCTATAATCATAAGCCAGTTATAATCCACTTACTTTTTGTAAGTTATCGCAATAGTAACAGAATCGGCTCGGCCTAACACTTTTTATTCTTCTAAGTTTCCTTTATTCTTCTAAGTTTCCTTTATTCCTCTTAGTTTCCCTTATTCCTTTTCCCCTATTACATTCCCTTATTCCCTTATTCACATTATTCATCACACTAATACTCATTCCTTTTTATGTATACTTATACACCATTGTCACACTTTATTTATCTAATTGTCTCTCCTTTTCACATAGAAATAATCCCATTGTATTTACCTTTTACATAGTCCAATATTCGTTAAATTAGTTGCATATAGTCAATGAATAATCAATCGTTGTTTATAAAATAAAACTATACAGGATGATATAAATATGTTATAATTATCTTGTAAGGTAAATTATACATAGGAGTTGTTGGAAACATGGAAATGTTTAAAACTTTCCTAACGCTATTGGGATTATTCATTAGTTATGGTGTATTCCGAATAGCGAACAAAAAAAACAAGCTTGAGCTTAAAAAACTCAAACTTGAAATCCGTAAACTTGAACTAGAAGTTGCGGAAAAGGAAAAGAGCGCCCCAATTCCTCCAAGAAATGAAAAGCGCTCTTAGTCCTAAAACAGCAAGGAAGGGGAAACCCTTCCTGCTACCCAATAATACATGATTGTACATAAGGATTCAATGCCAAAGAAAGTACAGAAGAATTAATGTAACCTTTATTAAATATAACTATACAATATTATAATTATGTGATATACTTGTTTATGTAAGGTAGTCGCACTTTGTATGAGTGCGCGGATTGAAATAGGACTCTCCCTACGCTACTAGGAATCTTAATCAGTGTCACACCCTTTATGGGTGTGTGGATTTAAATGCAACTATTGCTGGAGCCTATGGCATATTTAAAAGTGTGACAAGTGTAAAATAAACTGAAAGGACTATAACAGATTATGAGTAAATTTACAGGGATGTGCCTTGCTGTCCTACTGTTTGGTATTGGTATGCTCATGTTTGCTTATTTTGATACTGCAAGTGGAGATATTCCAATGTACATAGTAGGAGCCTTGTGCATTATAACAGGCGCTTATGGTCTTCTTAGGGGCGAATAACACTATAACAGCGTGGGGTAATTATTGCTGATCTTTTTCATTTAGTCGAATGGTCTATATTTCCCTTTGAGTTCAGCAGCTTCCTTCTTGCGTTTCTCTACATCTTCCCGTAAAAACAACCTTGTTCTACCTACTTCTTTTACTGGAACAAGTTTACCGCGTTCGATCAGAGAACTTAAAGCCTGATTGGTAATGTCTAATTCCTCCAGGACTTCAGGAACTGCTAATATTTCATAATTAACGATTCGAATCAATTCATCTCTATCCAAATTTGTTCACCTACTTATTCAATATAATAAACAGTGTCAGCACACTAATTCCAATGGAAATAAGACTAATTACAGTAGCCGCTTTATTTATTCTTGACATTTTCATCCTCCTTCATCCATTGCTTTGTTCATGCTATAATAATGAAGAGAAAGATTAAGAAGTACACGGCCGTACTTTTATTTTCCGACCGTGTATCCCATCCGTACTGGTTACTACTTCAGTGCTATGATGAGATTGATGATGGACACCAATAAACTAATGATTGCTGTGGTGAGCGGAATTAGTTTATCGGACATCTGCTTCTTTTTCTTTCTCTTCTTTTTTGCCATTTGTTCACCTCCTTTATACTTTTATTATACCATATCTATTTATGTATATCAATAGATAATTGAATATTGCTCGCATATATGAAAATCTATAGGAGGAATAATATTTGTTAAATAAATTGCTTAGTGTTGGTAGCGTTATTTTTGGGGTAGGTTTAATTGGGCTTAACTATTCGGATAGTCCAGATACAGGAGATGCTATTGCCCTTGTTGTTGGAGCTGCTTGCGTTATTGCTGGGATAGTTGGGTTCTTTAGGGCAGACGCCTAATCTGCACATGTAAATTCAACAGGATACTTGTACACCCTATAAAATCAAGGGTATCTTACAGGATACCAGGATAGATAGCGGATACTTAGGGAAATTTCTCCCTCAGTGACATCAATAATCTAATGATAAAACTAAGGGTCTAGAGGAGAATGCGATTAGCAAACCCCAACTTTGAGGACTGATATTACTCCCTAATTGATCTGAAAACGGAGTTTTCCGTTTTCTAAACAAAACAAAAATACCCAGACTTGTTTGTCTAGGCATGGATAAAGCTATTCGGGATTTAGCAAATGGGTATTCTTTTTTAAATATTTCCAAGCCCATGGTTGTATGTTGCAGGCGAATCCATAATAGTCTCCAACTGAAGAAGCCTGGTATATCACTTGAGTGTGTATCAACCCACTTACAACTCCGTTAAACAAGTCTAATTTTTGTGATCTTGTGTTATGAAAAAGATAGTATCTTAAAATAACTTTTTCTTCTTCGGTTAGACCATGTAGGTATTTTATGCGGAATTTATGCAACTTTCTGTCACCATTTTTTCCAGTGACAAAAGTAGTGAATTTGTAAATCAGATGAGTAATCAAAAAACAAAAAGATATGATAAAGGTTAAACCTATCCATGTCTTATATTTCACTGTAAAAGGATCTATTCCAAGCTGTTTTAATATGTCTACTGGCAAAAACAGCATTGCTGCAGAGGCTAAAACAATAGGAAACAAGTATAACGGCGTTAACTTTAGAATGTCCAATATTTTACCCATATCTAATCTCAAATAGCTGCCCTTCTTTCTATAGGTATATACTCCTACATAATATTATGACAAGTGCCAAAAGTTGACAAGCGCAAATCCAAAATGTTACATTTCAATTATACCACCAAACATACATTCGAGGGGGAATTGAATGAAACGTTTTTTTGACCAACTTCAATATTTTGAAGACTGGAGAGTTTATCTACTTTTATTAGCGTGTTCATGTGGCTTTGGTTATTTGGCTTATGAACAGCTTATGTTATTTCAGCTTCCGGAAAGCTTCTTAGATAAGTGCCTGTATATTTTTCGTAATCCGGGACCTTCCTTTAAAGTAGTTGGTCTAAGCTTTTTATCTGCTATTTGTTTTCTAGCTCTTTCAATAGGTTCGTTTTGGAATACTTACATAGCTTATGAAAATGAAAAATATTATAAGTGGCCTGTAATTTTCTTTATCCCTATTGGTATAATATCCGCATATTTAATTTATTTTTTCCTCAGTACCTTTTTGCAACTGTTGTTCTTGTTATTAATCATTGGCATTCTTATTCTCCTTGTATTGTTCAATGAAAGCAAAGATACAAGAACAAGTCGCAGAAGAAGATAACAGAAAAAGAACCTGGACAAACATCCGGGTTCTTTAACGTTTTTACTAAGCTTGATTTAACCGGCTCATCTCTAATTTAAGTTGTCCGTACTCTTTGGCTAAAAAGGTTATATCATATTTAGCTTCAGCCGCTGTTACCTTGTTGTTATCATCTATTCTGTTCAGTTGAGCGGTCAATTCCTTCTGAAACTGTTCAAACCTCTTTTCAAATCGCTCCTGGCTTCCTCTAACCGACTCAATCAATTCGCAGACGTTCTCAAATAGGTCTACAACCTCCTGTGATTGCTTGGACATAGTCTATCCCTCCTGTTAATAAATGAGCAAGACAAAGAACCTAGACAGGCGTCTAGGCTCCCAATGATTCATCTAATCCGTTTATTCAATCTGTCTATTTCTAGATCATGTTGACCAATCTTAGCAGCCAGATAGATCACCTGACAATGCCATCATATCATAATTTATAATTATTGCAATCATTTATTATTTAATTCTAAATAGAACATATATTCCCTTGTATGTATAAAACTAAAGTTATACAATAACAGTAAAATAATATAATATGAGGTGTTTATTTGTATGAGTAAACTACTTCTAGATGCTACATGTGACGATGGTAAAATGGTTAATCGTGGGGAAGTTTGGATGGTAAAGTTTGATGGGATTGGATCTGAGCAACGCGGTTTAAGGCCTGCACTGGTGATTTCTAATAATCGGGGCAATAAATATGGATCAACAGTTATTGTTTGTGCTATTACTGCTCAAGTACACAAAGCAAAATTGCCTACTCATGTTGTATTAAAAGCATCTCCAAACGGAACCATAAAGGATTCAGTTGTTATGCTTGAACAGGTAAGAACAGTTGATAAGTCTAGGCTGCTACATAAGCTTGCTAGAGTTGGACCAATAACAATGGGCAAAGTAACCGAAGCTCATGCGGTTAGTTGTTCAGGCGATATATAAAAAGAAAAAGACGCTCAGCGGCGTCTATACATAGTGTTAAATTTCGTATTGTAGTTTTTGTACTGGTGCTGTTTTACCTGTTTCTTTGTTAATGTAATCAGCTACACCATCACAATATTTCTTATCACGATCAACCAAGAATAAAGCATCTATCTGTTCATTATCCTTGTTAGTATAAGTTAATTGGATATAGTGTTGCGTAACCTCTTTCTTCTGCTGCTTCGTACCTAAGCCGCTCATACCCCCTACTACAGCCCCAATAGGCCCCAATAGTAAGCCGCCAGCAATCCCTCTAAGAATTACAGACTTCTGCTGATCATCTAAGACGATTTCTTGAGCAGACACCCCTCTTGCAAACTGGAAGCGATCCATAGGAATAATTTGCGTGTTATTGATTGTAATGTTGTCTTTGTTTGTAACTACCTTTGCAGAGATGCCAGTTCCAATGCCCGGGATACCTAAGACGTGTTTACCGTCAAAAGATGAGGTTGGTATAGCAGCCTTAATGTTCTTTTTTATATTTATAATAGCAACAGATATAATAAAGACTGAAAGAGAAACAACAAAGAAAATGCCGAAGGGTGTCATAAAATAACCTCGCAGTTGGTTTGTAATGATGATTTTATTATACAATATGTATCTTCCATAATCTACATGTTAATTAATTAGAATGTTATTACAAAAAAGCCCAATTCAATTCTGAATTTGGGCTAAATTTCTAATTTTCATTTATGTCAACTTTTAGCATTCCCTCGTTATTCTCCACGGTTTCAAACAAATCATCATTATCTACGATTTCAAACAAATCATCGATTTTTACTTTTAAAGCCTTAGCAATAGTAAATAGATGATTGTCAACATGTTGTGTATTCTTATCAAACCTAGACAAGACAGGCGCAGAAATCCCTGTCATTGTTGCAAGATCAATTTGTTTAAGATTACGTTCCGCTAAAAGCTTGTTTAAGCAAGGCTTTACAATTACCATGCAAGCAACTCCCTAACAGTTTCTAATATGATATTACATAAGTCAAATTACAAAGTCAAAAAAAGTAACCGTAATTAGTTGACTTCCACATTACAAAAGTGTAATATGTAATTAAGAAAGTGGAATAAAGAAAAGAGGTATTGACTATGAAAAAAGTATATTCGGTAGCAATTGTTCAAAAGGTTGTCCGCAATAATCTGGTATGTGAAATGCACTACGGCGAATCCACAGCCGTACAGGTAGCTCTTGTAAATGTTAAAATGCCATTCTTCAAATTCTTTGATTCAGCGCAGGAAATGTACACTGAGTTAAACAAGTCTAAATTAAACATGGTTTTCGACAGGGTAACAACTCACCACGTTAACACTATATATGCCGCCGCTATTTAA